CCTATGAAATATGTTTGGCGACCAATTTGGTATATTTTAGTAAAAAGTATTTTTATCGAATGCGTGTTTGCAGTTCAGTGGTACGCCTTCATTTTAAGGTGCCGCAAGGCGGAGCAGCGAAGACGTAGCGTTGCCGAGTTTATTACCCTGGCTAGAAGCGTGGGCCGACCTAAGGATATTCATAAGTTCATTTCTAGCAGGACCGTCCGACGCTGATGCTAGAGTCGCAAATTTAGACGCGGTTGCTTTGTCTGAAAGTTTCCCAAGGTACTGCATACCAGTGTGGGCGACTTTTAAACCACCAAGACCCATTCCAACAAGCCCCGGCTCAATAGCCCCCCCGGCCATTGCCATCGTGCCTAAGAGACCAGCGCCAACTCCGGTGGCTACGCCAGATGGCGCACCTACTTGTCTGGGCTCAAAATAATTTTGTCCGGCTGTTACTTGGGCTGTCTTTGAATTTCTATAAAGCAGGGAATTAGTATCAGCCATATTTTTAGAGTCGCTTAACAAGTCCGACAATTGTTGTGTCTGTTGAGGGCCAAATAGCGTTGATACTTTCTGGCGAGCAAATTCAGGATTTAAAATACTTTCTCCTCGTCCAGCTCCGCCTTGCATTCCGCTAATGGTTTGCCTAACTCTGGTAATGGCCCCTACCCTAGCCGCAGCTATTTCCTGCGGACTTGCTGGCGCAATGTTATGAGCAGGATCGCCCTTAATCCACGAATCGAAATACTCAGGGAAATCCTCAATCCCACCCGTTTTGAATACGCCTTTATAACCTTTTTCAAAAGCATCCGGAACGGCTGCCGCATCCCGATACTGAGAAAGAGCCGGTTTGTATTTTCCACCGGATGCGTTGTCTATTCCGTTCACAAGATCATTGCGAACATCCATCAAAGGACCGGCCATATTGCGCTCAGCGCCGCTTGCGCTGGTTGCAAGATTGCTGGCCTGCGCCCTTAATGGCCATTGAATATTATGGAGTTGAGTTGGATCGACAAAACCATCGTCGCCATTAACGGCTATTTGCTTGCGTATTCTAAGAAGATTTTCCTGCGTGGCAGGCGTAATAGAAGGCGATTGAATGACGCTATCGAGACGTTCTAGGATTGGCTTAACCCCTACCGGTTGCGCTCCTGCAAGGGCAGGTTGGATCAGCTTAGTTCCTACGTCCTTCAAATTCTGTGAAAGCTGATCGGTTACGTCTTTCACATTCATAGGTGCGCCGAGCGTCTTATCAACCGCATCCTGCACCATACTTTGTCTAGCACCTGTGCGGGCGTCGTAAGCCGCGCGCATAACATTTTGTGCGGCCGGATTTTTTGGGCTATTTGCCAAACCGGCAGCTACAGTCCTAACCGGCTCTGATAAATCCATTGCTGACAGGTTTGGGTTGTCCTGCATTTTTTGCAGAACGGCTGGTATGTTATCTTTACCGATGAGGTTGACAAACTGGTTTGTAACTCTGGATGTCGGGAGCAACGCATTTACTCTACCAACAGCGCCAGTCTGCGGCACAATCATAGAGGCCACATCGGCTGCTTGTGGGTTTCCTATTGCGTTACCTAACGCCCTAAACGTCTCATTATAAGGACCAATAGCTGGGCCTAATATTGTATTAGCCATCCCCTGAGCCAGATTTCCTGTACCAGTCGCAACGTTCCCTTGTGTTATATCTTTCACGCCTTGGCCTACTTGCGACCAGCCAGCACCCACAGTTGCAGGAATAGCGGCTAGCGGGTGATAATTTTGCTTCCACCATCCCGGCATGTCTTGAGCGTTCTTATAGCCTTGATCCTGCTCTGCCTGTTGAGCAGGCGTCATGGCCTCGCGTGGAATAGGAATAGTACTGCCGGGTTGTGCAGGACTTGATGCAGTAGTGGTCGCCTGCCCAGCCGTTTCCCACTGATTAAAAGCAGCTGCGGGATTGAAATTTTGAGCGTTCGGCGCAACTGGCGCTTCCCACTTGCTAAATGAAGCAGCCGAATCAAAATTAGGATCAGACGGCATATTTTTTAGCCTACTTTGAACATCGGAAACATAAGACGCCACATATTTTTGGTTAGGATCATGCGAGTTTTTAATCCACGGGGTCGGAGATCCGGGGGGAGAAACATTACCGGGACCGGAAAAATAACCGACCGCTACCCTACTGGCATCCGGCCCAAACTTACCAACAAGATCATTAACAATACGCTTGCTAACCGCAACGTTGTCTTTGTCGTTATGAATGTCTTCGCCAGGTTGAGCATACTGCGCCCAAGTTCCTGGTTGGATTTGCCCAGGTCCTATAGCACCGGTCACGCTGGTTCTATTATTTTGACCCGAGTTAGACTCTTGCCCGTATATGGCATTCCAAATTGTATCGGGGTCCATCTACTGCCCCGCCATATCAATCCAGCCTTTAGATTGATAATTCTGTATTGTGTTAAAGAATTTCTGTTGCTGATTGGCTGGAATTGTTGACCGGAAGTTAGACCTCTCTTCCGGTGTCATACGCGCATATTGGAAGGCACGCGGGTTGAAGTCTGCATTAAACTGGCGGTTCCAAGTTGCAAATTCCGCAGGCGAATGCCTTTGCCCGTCAACCTCGCCGTTAGCATAGGCGTCCCAAGAATTATTTTTTGCCACAACGCTATCTAGGTTGCCTTGCAACATATGCGTTATACCTTGCCTACCAACCTTAGAAAGATAAAGGTTCGGGTTTGTATTATAGGCGTTGGTCAAGAAGGCGTTTGTTGAATGGGCTGCAACGGCTTGCTGACCGGCCAGTTGTTCTGATATTTTTCCGTACTCTTCCGAGCTAGCAAGTTGCTTTGTAGATAGGCTGATGCCTTTTCCTGGGAACAAGCGTTGCGCCAAAGCGTTTGCTCTCTTTTCAAAATCTGAAGATGGACCAGATATGGCTTCGTCGGACAATGAGTTGAGGTTTTCCAATAGTGCCTTTTGATTTGGGGCGTCGTTTGCCATCGCCGCCATGTTAGAAATACCACCAGCGCCAGCAGGGCCGGTCGCAACTTCCGTAAATCCTGGGGCCAACCCGGCCGGACGCGCCCCCGGCATGAGGTTAGACGCTGCTAGGGTTTGTTGCTGAGGCACGCCGCTAACTGGGTCGGGCGGCGCCGGCACCAAACTAGACGCCGCCTCTGGCGACATATTCATGTTACGCATCATATCGACGCCGTTCTTGACCCCTTTAGGATTACCAAGAAGCATCCCAGCAGCGGCATTAATAATATCCGGGCGCGTAGTGGCAATTTGCGGCAACGAACGGCTAATAGTCGCGGTTAAATTATGTACATCTTCGGCGGTTGGGTTAGGAATACCGGCAAGCCCGGTAGCAAACGCCGACTGCACAGCCCTACTCATACCGGCTTCTTGCTGGAATTGTGCCGTGGAGTTAGCGATATTTGTGTTTTGTAGGTTGGCCGCCGGTTGCTGAGACAACGCGGGGATTTGCGAATTTTGCAATTGATAATTCTGAATAGCCTGCAACGTCCCAATCATATTCTGAGGGCCGCCGGACAAGAAGCCCTGCTGTGGCGTCGGTGCCTGTGGGTAAAGGGCGTTTGCGTCCGGCATATTACTGCGGCCTTCCAGAGTAGTGCGAATCCATTAAGCCTTGAATATCCTGCATGTGATTGTCCGGGTTGCCCGGCTCTTGCGGCCCCTGCCCGGCAAACGCAGCGGCGTGGTGCGCTAGTATAAAGTTTTCCGCTTTCACAGTCTGCGCGTAATTATCCTCGATCCATTTCTTTTGTTGAAACGGGCTATCCGGCACGCTGGCCAACTGCTGAACCATTTGACCTGGCGGTATAATTCTATCGGCTACTAACTTCGTGGCCCCATCTATAATTGCCGACTTCATGTCCGTTTTGCCCAAGTCTGGGTTCTTAAGCAGAACGTCCAACTCATTCTTGACGGCGGTAAACTGCCGAAGCGCTGCCACCGTTTGTGCGTGGGTAGGAGCGGGGGCCTGGGGCTGGCCGCCTTGAACAGGGCCTTGTTGGCCTAACGGCACGGCTCCGCTTTGAATAGCGTTGGGCTGCTCTGGCGCTTCCGGTGGCATCATGCCTGCTTGAAGAGGGTTAGCCATCAGGCACCTACGTTTTGTGGCGTAGCCCCACTGCCGGAGTAAATTCCTGAGGCGGTAGCAGCACCATTATTATTTGACAGCTTGTTAAACAGCATAGCATTCAACACAGAGTTGGTCGTGCCAGTAAGTCCGCTAGACAAGGCGTTAGCAGAACCTAGCGTACCACTGGCCGCGCTATTGGCTATGCCCTGTCCTGTAGTAGTGGCGGCTTGGGTTATATTACCCCCTGATTGCACGCCGCTGTTGACTTGATTTTGCAATAACCCGGCCAACGAACCAAAACTCTGTTGCGCTTGGCCGGTAGCAAAGTTTGAAGCAGCCGTAAGTGTGTTGCCGCCGAAGCCTTGTATTGATCCGACATTTTGTACGGCCTTCTGGCCCCAGTCCTGGGCAAATTGGTAGCCCGGCAATTGGTTCAACGTGGCGGTTTGATTTGGTCCCGGCGTTAGAAGGTTCGTAAGTGTGGTATCTGCCGTCTGCCCAGCATTGACAAATGGCTGGTTAATCCCAACGGACGTGTTGAACATGCCCTGCTGGGCAGCAATGGCTTTATTCGCCGCTGACGTAGCCGCGCTAGACTGTATAAGAGAGCCACCGATGGCCCCTACCGCGCCTATAGCCGCCGCAATTGGCATATATTTATCCTAGCTGCATTGATCGGATTTGTTGTGGTGCAAAGCACCTAAAAACTTGCATTTTTAAATTAGTTAGCGAGTAGGCCCCGCCTAAACCTAGCGCATCAATTTGCGTATCAGGTTGGGGGGTTACGTGTAGATCAGCCACGCCGCCATTAAAAACTATAATCTCGGCACCTACGGTTAGCTCTGGAATAACAGCAATCCCTCCAGCAGGTACCGTATCAAACTCGCTCCAGTCGTTCACAATATTAAACGGCGTGCCGGCCACAACCACCAAACCAACACCGACACTAGGTGCGCCGGACGAACCGCCAGTGCGGTTTAGTAAAGCCAATATAAGATATCTGCCGTCCTTAGAAGTTAAAGCGCCGGTTTGCGGATCGACAATAGGCGTCTGTGCCGGCGGCAGTGGGTATGGGTAGATCGTTAGCATTTAAAAACCAGAAACACTAGGAGCCTCCGGGCGTCAAATCAACAAACGCGCCGTTCAACGCCGTTGCCATAGGGGCAGACCAAGCCAGCTCAAAAATCATATCACGCGATAAACCCAAGCCACGCCATCTCATCATAGTGCGGTAGTGTCCCGCACTTATCATTGTCTTGGCCCTGTTGTTGCTCCAAGTATTACCGCCATCTTTCGAGTAACGCATAACGATTGCTGGCGCGGCCGTATAACTCAAAGGTCCGAAGCCCGTACTAAACCCGGCGCTCCAAGGGCTTAAAAACGGCCCTTCGCCGCTGGCCGGCATTGTGCCTGTTTCAAAATCCGCAACGAAAGCCTGGTAGCTAATGCGCTTAAGCTCGCTGGGGAAGCCAAACAAGTTGATTGTGCGGTCGTGTGGAAACGACCTGATACAAACTATTGGCATATTGCCATCGGTGTAAGCGAGCGGGTCAATCTGGTAGAGCGTGCCGTTATTCCAATCCAAGGCCACGTTCTTGCCGTAGGCGAACGCCGTAAAAGTATTCCGCGCCCTGTGCAATACGCCGTTTTGATCTATAGCGTTGTCTTCGTGCCATTCTTTAGTGGCCTGATCGTAGCCCCAAGTCTTGTCAGCCGTTGGAAAATGCAGTTTGTAGAAAGAGTGGCCACTTATTTGATAGACGGAGCCAATAGCGTCATCAACCCTCGCATATTTGCGAAATTCGTACTCGATAGCGTGGTTTGAAATACGTTGGGCAACGTTCTGGTTATTGCCCATCATCACCATACGGTCGCCTTCCGGGCTTTGCGACAACCAATAGACATTGGTATCCATCTTGGCCGGAGAATAAGCAGCACAGCAGCCCTGCTCAATAATATTTCCAGGCAAGGATTGAAACGGAAACGGCACCGTGCCTGCGTTGTACCATACCTCACTTTTCTTAGGGCCGAACAGCCAAACCTCGCGCTCTACGGCGACTACAGCAAGGATGTTATCCGGCCATGCGGTTTTTTGCCCAAGGTAAAGCCCGTTGAAAACAATTTGGTCCGAAAGAGTACAGTACCATTGGTTAGTGCCGGGGATGTTCAAAATCAGAAAACTGTCAATAAAGTCGGCGCGCGTCGAACCCACAAAATTAGGATCGCCTATTTGTGTAAATGCGTGGGTCTTTAGGTTGATGTCGTAACCATTAGGCGAATTATCAACCAGAATAATATCGCCGCCGTTGTCCGCCATTGATGCCGGGTTAGTGCTGGGCGTAAGAGTCACACCTAGAAGATTGAATTTAAAATCCTGGTCGATGTAATAAACACTTTGATCTATTACGGCATATAGACTTCCGTCAGTCGCCCCGTAAAGACAACGGCCCGCACCGGAGGCTGGCGGCACGCTTAAAACTGTCAGGCCGGGGCGGGGATAATGAGTAGTAGGAGCAAGCGGGGTAGTTTCAGGCGGATTTGTTTCAACATAGAGGTTTACGCATCTTTGCGCATTGGCGATCTTGGATTGTGCGCTATACGCCCCTGATGTAAGTGGTATTGCAACCATTTAACGTACCAAAACAACTTTAAAAGTTTCACCCGTAATCTGTAAAAGCGCCTCGCCAATATCAATTACCGGCGGGTCATGTGCCACTAGACCAATTTGTGCGTAACCGGAAAAACGCGCCCAACGATTGTAGAGTACAACGGCTTTGTCTAATTGACCGCCGTAGATCATTTCGACGCAAGAACCGACGTGTAAATCATGGCAGTCCTCGTCGTCGTGTAGCGGCTCGCTGCGGCCAAACCTTGCGTATTCTTCCGTTAGCCTCTTGTGAAATTTCTGCCCGGCCTTCTTCAACGCAGTAGTTTTTCTAACCCAATCGTCGTAACGCAAGGACCAAAACGACATATCCGCAAATCCGCTTTCGGTTTTCCAAATAGCCTTGCGCTCGAACTCCTTGGTGGCCCCAACCAGCTTGCAAAAGCCTTCCGCCGCCGGGTTAATAGCCGGCACACGAGTTAGCAGTTCCATGCAGTCGGTATGAGTAAACATCCAACGGTAGGCTTGCAAAGAGGCTTTGATAGCTGGCCGTCCCCTATTAGCATCTAAGAACGCCGTATGTACCTCGTATACGCCCGGCTCTTGCCAAGCAAAGAAGACGCCACCACCTTCGGCCATAAGCAGCACGTTGCGCTGGTCGGCAACTAAAGGCGTAGCGTCAATAGGACCGCTATCAGGCGTGGCAACTAACGGAAAAACCGAAGGGTCGTTGTAGACCTTGTTTATCTCTACCGCGTCAAAAGACCTTACGACAAGTGATAGCCCATCTGTTCCATCGTCAGCGGCGGCACCCACAATATGTCCGCCCGTTTGCGCTCCGCCGCTTCCATTGCTTCGTTCTGGCTGTTGAACGGTATCGACAACCGTACCGGGGCGTCCGGCGGCAGCTTGCTTAACCGAAACGTCTCCGTCCTCGAATCGAACCAGCCGTAAAGTTGCAAGCGGCGTCTCATTTTTATTCTCTTTCGCCACATCGTCCACAAATACAGACATTTGCGGCGCAGTTTCCCTACGCTGTTTTTCCCTGCGCCGCTCTCGGTTCATGCCCTTGCTCATCGTTTATCCTGTTTATTATTTAGCTGCCCAAACGCCATTCTGCCCACAAGTGAACAACTTGGATGCGTAGGTCGTAATAGTAGTTGATGTGGTGTTGTTGATTGTATCTTGCGCTGCCGTAATCGGGTTATTTGCGACGTTCGGGTACACATCAATAGTGTAAGCCGTGTTGTCGTCAATAACGACTTCCGTGCCGCCTAAGCAAGTCGGCAAAGCAACTCCGGTAGCGCCGCCTGAACCGGCGGTGTCTACTTCAAGAAGGTGGATATTTGCCGGTAATTGAACCGCCGTGGCTTGGTTAGTCCCAACGGCTGTAATGGCATATTGAAATTTGTAGTTTGAACCTCCGGCCAGACCATCAAGCCATGTTCCGTCTGTCAGCCCAGGTCCATTACCGGGAATTGGTTTTTGTCCTACCACGGCAAGAGCTGCGACTGAAAAGATAAACAACAGCGTAGAAGCAACAACAACTTTAAAAAAGTCCTTCATAATAGCTCTCCTTGAAATAAATTAAGTACCAACGTCATCAGATTGATAGGAATAGGCTCGGCCACGGTTACGAAGGAACGCCGGCATTCTCAATACGCCCATTGCGGTATTTGCCAGCCTTATTGTGTTCAAGGCGTCACGCGCCAAGCTGTTAACTTCGGGATCGGGCGGCAGTTGGTAGCTAGCACGCAACCTCCGAATAAGGCACCAATTTAAACAGGCCTCATACTCCGGCGGTAAGTTTATGGCCTGTTGCATACTAGCAAATCTTGGGAGTATGCCTTTAAAACCCACATGAATTTCATAGATAGAAGACTGAGGCACAGGCCAAGGTAGTAAAGCCCCTATAGGCCACGTGGGATTATAGAAAATTTTCCACGCTATTGTGCCGATATTCTTGACCGTGATCCTAGAGTAGTCTTCGTGGCTTTGGATAATTTCTAGTGGAATATCAACCGCAAGATTGCCACCAGGAGGGTTGTTTAGAAAACGCAAAAAAGCATACTCTATACGGTCTGGACGCGGATTGATGTTGATATCACACTTTAGACCGACACTATAAGATTGGGCTCCCGTACAGACGATTGGATAGTCCTGAAGCCAGAATGTAAGCCACCTCTTCCTAGCCCACTGCGCCAGAAGCCAGTTGGCCTGCTTAAAGGCCCGGTTGAGCATTTCCGGCTCAATCGACTCGTCAATACCCAAAATTCCAGCGTCAACCAGCGCGTTAGTAAGCAATAGCCCGCAAGTATCGACGGGCAGCGCCGGTTCGGCAGGAGGCATTGCCATTAGGCGGCCTTCTCAACTTCGTTGCGTAGCCGGTCCAAGGACCATCTCTTATCAACCTTCAAGCCCTTACGCACAGCTTCTTCTTCCCAAAGCTTGCGTTCCTGTTCTGGCGGCAACCCGGTTTCCGTAAGGGGCTCTTCAACCTCTGGCGCGATTTCACCAGATAGTTCAACGCCCTTTTCTTCTACTTCTTCCAACGCGCCGCTTGCCGGCACAATGGCGTCGATTGCCTGTTGGGTTTTTTCCCACGCTTGGAACGCAAGAAATTTATCCCATTGGGCTTTGTCTACGTTCTCAGGGCCTACCGAACCGCCCTGTTTAAGCGCGGCGACTACCGCCGCAGTTACAGCGGGAAGGGCGGATTCCAACATTTCTCTATTGCTTGAGTTCTGGCTTTGCGGCGTAATTACATACACCTTGCCTTGTTCGGCCTTGTTCGGATTGAACTTGGTCGTACCGGCATAAGGTTGTGGACGCCACACGCTATCGTCTTTCCAGTCCCATACGCGATCCAAGCCGTAACGGCCTTTCTCTTCAACAGTGGCCTCACGATAGCAGACGCCAAGCTCAGCAGCCTCGTGTTCGTCCTTTACTACGCGCGGCTGTTCGGTCGGGTGATAAAGCCAAGCCGGATAGACCCTAAAGCCGGTACGGTTGAAGTAATGCCGGATTGATTTGATTTCACTCCAATCCGGCATTACTGGTTTCGGCGGCGGCAAGTTAAAACTCACCACCTCGCCATCGGACATAAGGACTTTGGCTCCCTCCCCGGCTATGTCGGGCGAGAGATAACCTGCTTCACGTTTGGTAGGGAGAACAAAGCCGCTCATAGATTACTATCCTTTGGTTTCGGGGTTGTTGTAGACAGGCGCAGCCCGCGCCGGGTTAGGAGCAGGGGGAGGGGCGTAGCGTAGCGGCTGTTGAACCTGCTCAGCCACATAGGGCTTGGCCGAAGCCACGTAAGTCGGGTCAACCGGCGCACCCAGCTTTTCGGCAAGCCGCTCGCGTTGCGCCTTGGCGGCCTCAAGCGCCGCCTCGGCATTCTTAGCCAATACTTCTTGCTGTTCGGCAACGCGCCGCGCAACTTCTTCGTCCTCGATAGCCTTCTGCTTTTCAGCCTCGTCGGTATTGACCTCCGCAGCCAATGAAACATTAGCCGCGTCAATATCACGGCGCACCGCGCGACGGATAGTGTCGTCATCCGCCAGCGGTTCTCCGTCGGGCTTTTTGTATTCTCCCAAGGCGCGCTTTTCTTCGTCCTCGTCGGCTACCAGCACAGTAACTTCGCCGGTAGCGCGATTGACGTGGCTCTCCGCAAAGCCAGGGGTACTTATGGCCGTGGGGTAGCCTTCAACTTCCTTGCGGACAACCTGGCTGTCGTGGGCAACGACCCACTTGGGCCACTCCTTGCCAACGACAACAGGCGGCACAGCCTGTTCAAGACCGATAATATGGCCGTCGTCCTTGTGGATAGCAAAGCCGGTAACAGGGTCGATAACGTGGTTTACTGGGTCAATCATAATATTTTTCCTTCAAAAAGATTGCGTTAAATATACGAGTTGAAAATATTACGGCGTAGAGTCGGCGGCTTGCACGATCCACTCAGGCCTCGGCACGCCTGAACCAAACAGGATGTCCAAGCGGTCGATTGGCTGATCGGTCGAGGGCTCGTAGCACACGAGGGACCGCATACTAAGCCGGTCATACTCATGCCGCGCCGCTGCAATGACGCCCTTTTCATTGGGCGGAATCCAAAGCGGGGCGACAACCAAC